ACTTCGTTGACCGTTGCCTTCAGGCTCGTTGCCTCGGCTTCGTAGATAATCTCAACCTTTGTTGCCATTTTGAGCCTTTATTGCTGCCTCAAATTTAAGCAAATAAACCGAAACATCGGAAGCCATTAACTCATTGAACTCGGATATGCTACCTCCGGCAAGGTTCATCACTTGCTCCCGGAAGGTGTCGGCTGTTCTCTTAGCCCTGCTTTGCGGTGAGAGCTCAGCTGGCGTAACGCCTCGTGCAGCTTGCGAAGTTCTACCGTGTTGTACTCCCAGAGCGTTTGAAACTCTTCCGCTGAAATATTGAATAAGGGCATCAGCGGCTCGATACCCAAGCTGTAAAAAAAATCATGAGCACCCCCCTTGCTCAACGCCTCAAATGTTTGCAACTTTTGCTGATGGATATCAGGGTTAATCTCTGCCGGGTTCTCGTCCTCACGTATTATCCAAGTGGCTGCGATGTTTAGCAGTATATCGCGATGGATAACCGTGTTCTGCCTTTCGCGGATTACATGGATGTAAGCGCCCATGAGTGCCGCTGTCTTAGGATTGCTCAAGCCCGCGCTGAGCGCCTTCTCCATCTCGGTGAGTATCTTCTCCATCTCGCTGCCACTTAGCCCGCTGCTTAATCGCTCAAGCAGGCTCATGCTCATGGAGAACCTTTCGAGCGGCATGTTCACTTCTTTTGGAAATCGGTAGTACCTATGCCCGCCATGCTTGAATACTTCAACGAGGTTGTACGTGGTTGGCTTACTGCGAGTAAATGTTGATCGAAGTCGCTCGCCTAATCTTTTGAATAATCTCATCCAGTGTGTTCTTTGTGGTAATCTCTTTATCGTTGCTCATTAGCGTTATGAATGTCCGCTCTGCGTGCTCATCCTCATACACCACGCTGATGTCGCTGGTGTTAACAATCAGGTCAAGCCATCGCTCATCCTTGTCGAGCAGCTCGTCCACTTCATCCTTGTGCTGCAAGGCACTTACTAAGATGAAGCCGGTCATCATGTCACCAGTGTAACAGCGGGCAGGTTTCATCAGGCACTCGAGTCTTAGCGGGAAGGAAGCATCCGCATTCGCGGCAAGTGTCAGTTAGCTTAATGCGGTAGGGGCACTCCTTGCAGATTGCCATGCGCGGCTTCGATACCTCGCGGCTCTCCTTCGTGTCGAACGCCCACAGCGCCCAGCCGTGTGCGATGCTCTTGAGTTTCTTTAGCATTCTAAGCATTCGAGTAAGTTTATCGTTTGCGGTTCATCAATATCCATGTTCACAACGCTGAAGCTGATGCAGTCATACTCAACCTCGCAAATCGTGAACTTATTGCACCCTGCTAAGCTAATGGTATAACCTTGCAGCGCATCGACCTTTGCCCCAGTGATAATTAGCAATCCATCGACATCCGATTCGGCATTAAAGATTTGCATGCGCTTAGTGGCGTTATGCGTTAGCGTTATCGTGTAATTCGTTTCGGGCTCTACATAGCCGAACTGAATGCCGCCATTGCAAGCCGCAACGCTGATGCCGGAATCAAAGCAAGGTGAACATACGCTCATAGGTATCGCTTTAGAATTGCGTTTACAAAGTAACGAAAACAATCCAAGAAGTCAGCACGCTCGGCAATGTTTTTTCGATTGGTCTTTATGATGCTGCCATTGGCATCGCATTGCACTTGCTTCGCATCGAATACGAATCCCTTGCAGCGCTTTGAGTTCACGCGTATGTCGAGCTTGCGTAGTGCTGCGTTGCAATCGATGCGGCTGTTGTAGTGCGTTGGGTTGGCCGGTATCAGGAACTGACTGTCGCTCATGCCGAGCCGCCGCTTAATCATCGTGTAGGCGCTGGAGTTATCACGCTGTTGCACCGTGCCACCCTTACCCATCGCATCGCCTGTAATCCTGATGAGGCCCATCGGGATACCCAACGCAAGCACGGCATCGCAGAACGCATCCACGCTGCCCTTCTCAATCTTTATCTCATCCACCACCACAGCGCCTCTGCCAACGTGCTGAAGCACCAAGGCGCACAGCGGGTTGATGTTGAAGTCAACGCTGATGTGCACTGGCATGTTTCGGTTCAGCTGCACGCTGTCATCGATGTGCTTCGCATCGTCCCACTCGTACAGGAACGGATTCGCCACATCGTCCATGACATCCCAATCGCCCTCGACGAATCGTGCGTACTGCACAGGCGGCAGCTCCTTCAGGCTCTCGAGGTACTCGGCGGGTATGTGCGGGTTATCGGTAATTTTGCTCGGGATGAATGTCCAGCGCTCGGGCAGCGTGCCCTCCTTGTAGCGCTCGTAGATGATTGACTTCACCCAGTTGTTCGCCGGGTTGCACGTTGCCAGGCACACGATCGGCGGCTGGCCTATTGCCTTGTTCCATGAGCCGATGCGCTCCTGAACTTTGTAGAACGTTTGCTCTTGCAACTCATTCACCTCATCCAAGCCCGCGCCGTTCACCTCGAGCCCTTTGAAGCGGTTGAGGTCCTTGTCATCGTCAAAGCTCTCAGCCATGAACAGCAACTCACTGCCATTGATGAATGTCACCACTTGCGTGTCGCGGTTCCAACTCTCTACGTACTGGTTAACGCCATCTTCAAGTATCGAGTTGAAGGATGGAAAGGTTGTGCGCTTCAGGTCGGGCAGGCTGCGACGAATAATCACCCAACGGCTGCGCGGGTATTGCAGCGCAAGGTAGCTGAGAGTTAGCAACAGCCAATACGTTTTGCCACCTCGTATGGCCCCACCGAATACGATGACACGGTATGCACCTGACTCAATTGCCTCGAATGCTGTTGTCTGCCTTCCGGTAAGTTCGAAGTTCATCAATCCTCCTCATCATTCGGGTCGGGCAGGCAGTCGATAATGTGGCGAAGCACAAGCACCAAGCAGTATGCAAGCCCTACCATGAACAGGGTGAACAGCACTCCGATGCCGATGGCCTTAAGCATTGCCATCCTCTTTCGTCTTGATTATCACCAACGGCTCGGTAGTCTTTAGCGTGGTCTCGTTGGTCTGCTTCGGCTTGCCGTATGCGCGGTCGAGCAGCAACTCGGCAGCGCGGGTATCGCCTTTAGCTGCACGTGCGCGAATTGCTTTCAATATCGCTTCAGCCGCCGTAATGCCATCCTTCTCTTCGCCCAATACATCAGCGAGTAATACGTGAAGCTCTGGTAATTTACGAGGTCTGCCGTTCGGGTTTAGTGTTTCACCCTTCTTCATCTTTCTGCCATCATGCGGGAATGCCATGTGTCTGTATTTCGTCTGTTTTATATGGCTGACCATTGCGCTTTATCGTAAGCGTTGGGTCGAGTTTAATCATTCGGTCGAGTATAACTTGGCAGTATTTAGGGTCGAGTTCCATGCCGAAGCATTTGCGTTTGAGTTGGTGTGATGCTACCATTGTTGAGCCGCTGCCGAGAAATACATCAATAATAATATCTTTTTTTACCGAAGAATTATTCATGAAATATTCTACTAAACCAATCGGCTTCATTGTCGGATGCTCTTTATTATTTTTTGTTTTTTCAAATTCAAATACGGATGTTTGCTTTCTATCGCCGTACCATTTATGAGCTGCTCCTTCTTTCCATCCGTAATGTATTATTTCATGTATTGGATGATAATCAAATCTTGATAAATTTAAAGATGGCTTTTTCCAAACAATAGCTGATTGATACTTCCATAACCATGCATTCACATATTTAGATTGTTCTAGATCTATTGGACTTGCAGCATAAATTGGGCATCCTTCCTTAATAAATAAATCTAATGTAGTAAATACATCTAAAAGAAATTCCTCAAAATCATCCCTTCTTTCATCGTTTTGTATTTTCCTTCCTTTGCTTTCATAGCCTATTCCATACGGCGGGTCAGTAAATACCATATCCGCCTTCTGCCCATCCATCAACCTTGCCACCGCATCGCTATCTGTTGAATCCTCACAAAGTAAACGATGCTCACCTATCTCGAAAAGGTCGCCCAGCACGATGTCGGTTTGTATTTCATCAGGTACTTCGTAATCGTCCTCAATGGCTTCAAGCACTTGCTCAGTCTCAAAGTTTGGAATATCCAATCCCCAAGCATCAAGCTGCTCGGTGTCCCAATCGTTCTGAAGCATCGCCCAATCCCACTCGCCGCCGCTTACATTGTCTTTGATTAAGAACTCGCGCTGCTGCTCTTCGGTAAGGTTATCTGCAATGATTATGGGTATTTCCTTTAATCCTGCTTCCTTGCATGCCTTGAGTCGCATATTACCACCAAGCACCACCATGTCACTATTTACTACGATAGGGCGAATGGCAAGCATCTGAGGCAAGTCTTTGATCGACTGCACCAATTTAGCAAACTTCTCATCCTTAATCAATCGAGGATTGTTCGGGTTGAGTTTAACTTCTGATATCTTAACTGCTTTTGTTTTCATCGTCTACGTGCTTTGCGGTATTTCTCAGCCTCAGCCAGTGCGATTGCCTGCGCTTGCTGAGGTGGATATCCTTCGCCAATTAGCTTGCGGATGTTCATGCTGATTACCTCTTGACTGTCTCCTTGGAATAGTGGCATGCTATGCTGTGATTAGTTCGGTGAAGATACGGCCTTCGTGCTGTGCGTTAAGGCTGTGGCCATTGCTAACGATTTGATTGTATTGCCGTGGGTAGATAACGAGGTTATGCAGTTTGCCCGATGCGAATACCTTGCATGTGTAAGCGTTGTTCTTATCGCGGTCTTGGGTTGGTAGTATAACGCCGAATTTATACTCAGGTTCATCGGTTGGGAGAATCAGCTTGTTAACCTCTGCAAAGCCTTTCAAATCCTTTTGAGTGAATGCCACGGCTATATCGTACTCCAATCCGGGATGCGTAAGGTAGCCGAAATAATGCGGCTTGCCGTTCACCTCTGAATCTATCAATACTCCGGCTCTTATTCTGCGTGTCATAGGTTGTATGTTTCGTTGTAGTAGTGTTGCCCATCTGAATATTCGATCGGAGTCCATTCTTCAGCACCTTTGTCAAATGCATCAACAATCTGCTCCTTCTCCATTGCTTTGGCTTGTTTAATTATATCTTCATAATAAGGGTCATTTTTATCTATGGTAGGTAGTCTATCGACTAACCACTCAACTGCTGTCTGCGTCATAGATTGTATGTATCAATGCGTTTCTTAACCATCTCGATGAATCGCTCCATCATTGTCGCGTAGAAGCTGTTAAAGTCCTTATGCCCTTCGGGAGCGTGTTCGAATAGCACGTAGAGCGTTGATCGTAGCCGCTGGCTCGGTGTCTTACTTCCAAGCTCGGCGGCATCGAGCTTCAGGTTGTTCAGTAGCTGTTCATCGTTGTAATTGAACTGCTCGCCTTTGAATGCCATCACACCCACGCCACCCATCCATTGGTTAAACAGCGCGCTCGTTTGCTCGGGTGAAAGCTCCTGCGTTCCAATTGTAACCTTGATGGTTTTATCGCGGCGCGTTGCTACCGATTCAATCGCACACGGTATGGTTAAGAGCTTAGCATCCATATTCAGGAATATTTTGCTTAGGTTCGTTCTTAGGGTTTGTCTTTAACCCATCCATGTAATCGTACACCATACGGCGAATCGTTGACTTATGCGACTCAGGAACGCGGAAGGTAATGTTAACCGTTGGCTCGCCATATAGCGGCTTCGCTCCAGCGCCCTCGCGGTAGCCCCCTCGCCCTGTCTTTATGTTTTCACTTTCCATTCAATTAAGCATTACATGCCTGCAAAGATAAGTATTTATTTGATTGTGTGGTGCATTTCGATGCCGTTTTTTTTCAAAAGCATCAGCCACCCATAGCAGCGTTTGAGGTATGCATTGCGCACGAATGAGCCATTAGGTGCGTGTTTCAAGTGCGCTGCGTAGCTTCGATGCGTTCGGGTGGTGCTGTGGTATGTTACGCATCCATCGGTTATCGTTGCCTCACTCGGTTCGTAGTTATTCATGCGCTCGATTAGTTGCTCTTCGATTGTCATTGCTTTAATGATTCAATCGTCATTTTTAAGCCTTCTGCTATTTCGTATTGCTCGAGTTCAATATGGTTTTTTATCATTCTTTCTAACCTTCTGCAATAATTATCAATGCTACCATCTAAATTACACATCGCTTCATAATGCACCCTACCTATAAACCTTTTTACATCGCCTTCCATAATTGTGCTATTTGTTTCAAAATATTCTTTTTTCATTAGAAAGGGCTTATGTCAAAAGATTCATTCGGCTGCATTGCCTTCGGCTCGACCTCAATTGGAAGGTAGGTGCTGCCACCACTCGAGCCGGTATCGTGAAAGCTCGTGAGGGTGCTGTTATGCTTAAAGCGTACCTCACCCGTTGAGCCTTGCCGATGCTTTTCGAATAGGTAAAATACATCGGAGCTATAGGGGTTGCCAGCTTCATCGTTCAATCCGTAGTATTCAGGTCGATAGACGAACATAACCGTGTCGGCATCCTGTTCGATGCTGCCCGATTCGCGAAGGTCTGAGAGTATCGGTCGCTTATCGGCGCGTTGCTCGACTTGCCTACTCAACTGGGCAAGTGCGATAATCGGTATATTAAGCTCCTTTTGCGCGGCTTTCAACGTGCGGCTTATCTCTGCAACCTCAGCCTCGCGATTACCGCCTCTGAAGCCCTCGATTGTCATCAACTGAAGATAGTCAATGATTGCCCATTTGCAATTATTCTTACGTGCCTCGCGCCGCATTATGCGTATTGCCTCATGCACTCCACATCGCGGCTTATCGTAGATTGTGATGGGTAGCTTCTCAACTAATCCGATCGTGGTCTCGAATGCGTGTAGCTCGGGCTGCGATAGGTTCCCATCGCGCAGGCGTGCGCTGTTAATCGCATCGTTCGCATGCTGAAGTATGAGCCGCTGGCAGAGCTGGCTTTGATTCATCTCGAGGTTGAAGTAGATGCCCGGCTCATTGAACTGGCAGGCGTGGTACAATGCGAGGGCAGTCTTACCCATCGATGGCCTGCCTGCTAAGATTATAAGCTCGGGATGGAAGCCTCCAGTGAATCGGTTAAGTGCTGCGATGCCGGTATTCAATCCACTGGTCTTTCCGCTTTGATGTAACGCGGCGCGGCGGTAGTATGATTGACGCTCTTCGTGGGTGAGCTGAAGTGTTGTAATAATGTTATCGGTTGGGCTGCCATTCTCGATTAGGGTGTTGAGGCGCTTAATGATGTTAACCGCTGTTTCACCTCCGCTCTTTAGCTTACCGAGTCCGAGTGCCTCTTCTGTTAGGATGTGGTTTATATTGCGTTTAATGTGTTCATCTTTGAGAATGCTGATGTACTCATTTATCGGCTCGGAGTAACTAAGCTCATTGCCCCACTGGGTAACGCTGGCAATCTCATTAGCCGTCAGTGTTTTTCCAGTCAATGCGTATTTGCCGAATGTAACGAA